GAGCGTCGATGATATGGCTAAGAAGGTGGGCGATTCCATTACCAACTCGGCAAACGAGGCTAAGAAAGAAACAGTCCGTAAGCAGTTGAAAGATGCTGGTCTTCCGGATAACTGGCTGGGACGTGTGGATTTGGCTTCGGAAATCTCTATCGAGGATCAAATCAAGGCGCTTTCCGAAGAGTTTACCGGAATCCAGCAAAAGGCGATCGATGATGCCGTGGCCCGTGGTGATTACGCTCCCGGTTCCGTGAATCTTCCGGAGCGTTCCGAGGCGGATTGGGCGAAGCTGATGGATCAGGATGCCGACAAGAGTGCGAATAATCCCGGTGTGGTGAACCTGGGTATTGAATAATCCAAGAAAAGTGTAACGTTATGTACAGAAAAAGAGAAAGAGAATTCCAGTATCCTCCCGGAATTGAAAAGATTATTGAGGATGTGATCGGCGGTGGGACGATTGACCGCCGGGATTTGCGGAACGCTTTGTTCAATGGCAAGTCGTTGGACGAGCTTCCTCCGATCGTGATCGTGGTGAAAGATCCGGAAACGGGGCTGTATCATGTATTGAAGACGGCGATGGCTTCCGATGCTGGCAATGAAACTACTTATAAGGTGTCCAAGAATCATCTGTTTGGTGTGGGTGACTTCGTGACGATTGGTGGAGCTTTGACAGGCGCGTCCGATAAGATCACGGCTATTGATAAGAGTAATGCGGAGTTTGATACGATCACGTTGGAAGCGACTATCGGTGCTGCCGCAAAAGGTCAGGTATTGGTTCAGGCTAAAGACAAACAGGCTGCGAAAGCCGCCAAGTTGCCTTATGATGGCGAATTGGTTGTCACGATGAATAAAGTCGACTTGACTGTAGCCAACCAGCAGTCTGGGTTATTGGTAAGAGGTACGGTAAACGAATCCTGTATGCCGTTCCCGGTAGATAAGGACTTGAAGGCATTAATGTCGTTTATCCGTTTTGTGTAATCCATTAAAATCAGATATATGGAAAGAAGTTTAATTAAGCAAGTGAATAAAAAGAACATGGCGGCCCGTTTGAATACCCGTCATGTGAAACCGGTTGTCTTCCCGAACTTCTTCGGGGTGAAAAGAAAGACCTCGTTGAAGTGGGAGACTCTGACCGGTGAGAAAGGCGCTCCGGTAATGGCAGACGTGATCTCTTTCGACGCTTCCGCACCGCAGAAGACCCGTGAGGTGATCAGCAAGCTGTCCGGCGATATCCCGAAGACAGCCGTCAAGCGTGGCATGAATGAGAGCGATTATAACGAGTACAAGCAATTGGAACGTGATGCGCAAGGTGACGCAGACCAATTGGCATTGCTGAACCTAGCTTTCAAGGATCAGGACTTTGTATATAATTCCGTCCGTGCCCGTTTCGAATGGTGGTGTATGCAGCTCATGAGCCGCGCGGGTTTCCATTTGTCGGCAAAGAACAATGGCGGTGTCGTTACGGCTGAGTTTGTCGGTTGCGGTATGCCGAAGAAGAACCAGCGTAAATCTACTACGGACTGGAGTAACGCTACAACGGCCAATGGATTGCAGGATATTGAGGATACGGTTGTGGCCGCTTCTGCCGAAGGGGTGACGATCCGTTACGTTGTAATGCATGTGGCTGATTTCTCTTTGCTAAAGAAACAGAAATCCACGTTCGACACGTTAAAGGCATGGGTTAATTCGTCCTCCAAGATATTGGTGACAAAGAATCTCATCAACGAGTATCTGGCCGAGCAGGAGATCCCGGTGAAGATCATTACCGTGAACCCGGCTGTCCGTATCGAGGATAGTGCCCATCGTCGTAAGACGATCAATCCTTGGGAGCGTAAGCGTGTATGCTTCTTGGAGGATTTGAAGGTGGGTGACATTCAGCATGGGCCGATCGCCGCCGAGTCTTCCGCTACCTTGCAGAAAATCGCTCTCATGGTTAAGCAGGATTGGATCTTGGTAACCAAATGGTCTGAGCTGGAACCGTTCAAGGAATGGACGAAAGCGGAAGCGAACGCTATTCCTGTCGTGAATGATCCGGATGCCATGTTCATCATGAAAGTGGATGGGAAGGATTGGAACGCTTCCGAGGATACCGAGGGTACAGATGATATCCCGGCGACATTCTTGGGTGAAACCGTCGAACCGGAGGATCAAACGATTCAGGATACCGAAAACGGAGAATAACAATCATGACTAAGACGATTCGAGATACGATACTCGCTTATCCCGGTCTGGCTGACTGTGAAGATTTTTTGGATAACGTCGTTTTGCCGGGACGCGGTTTTGAAGGTACAGAAGATAGTAAGACGATCGATATCCAAAAACAAAAGCTGGTGGCCGCCGACCTTTATTCCATGGTCGGCGGTCTGCCGGACTTCACGGAAAACAAGCTCTCTATCACGTATCCCCGTGCATGGTATGACGCTACGGCGAAACGACTATACCGGGAGGGAGGAGAACCGGAGAAAGCGGAATTGATAGGCAATAAGATCGAGGTACCCAAAGGAAGGGCGAGAAACAGATGGTAAAGCGATATTCACATACTGCGATAGTGACGATTCAATCCTGTCAATTGGTCAAAGGGGAATTGGTTGCCGGTAAACCGACGGAAATAGAGGTCACTGGGCAATATTACCCGTCCAATAGTGGACAGCAGTTGAAGCGGAACGTCGATGGAAGAGAGTTCATCGTGCATGGTGAGTTTTCGACCAAAGCCCGTCCTGTGGAAAATGCGAAGCATATCCGGATTGACAGTATCGCTCTCGATGTGGATATCATTAGCTGGGAACCGTTTCAGACTCACTCTGTAATCTATGTGTAGTTTATGGCAAGGAAAGGTGGTTTGACTCCAATGTGGAGTGATAGGGAAGTAGGGCGTTGGCTCGATTACTATGTGGATCGGGCGGAAGAGCGGATATACAAGTTATTGCAACGTGCCGGGGAAGAGTTCGTGAAGATCGCTCGAAAAAAAGGGAACTATCAGGATCATACCGGTAACCTCCGTAGCTCAATCGGTTATGTGATCGTTAAGGATGGCGATATATTGACCGAGAACTATGAGCAATCCACGGAAGGAACGGATAAACAGACCGGTATCAGGGAAGCGAAACGTTTGGTTTCCGAGCTGATCCCTCTTTATAAAAGGGGCTGGGTATTGATTGGTGTAGCCGCTATGCCTTATGCCAAGTATGTGGAAGCAATCGAAAATCTGGATGTTATCTCCGTTGCCACGGAACATGCCGAGGATTGGATCAAGAAACAGAGTCGAACGTTATTTGATAAACTCGCTGAGAAAGGATATTGAACATGGCAGATCAGTTTGATATAGTGGATATCGTATATAATGCGGTTGAGCCGGCGAGTACGGGCTTTATCCTGTATAAGGATCAATCCGGCGATGGCGAGAAAAGAAATCATATCACGATCCGCTCTCTGGCCTTGAATGGGAAAGATTATGTCAACAAGGGATCGATAAATATCAATATCTTCGTCAAGAGACCCTCGAAAGGCGTATCGGATCGACAGTTGATGATAGAGACCGTACGAGGCGTGAGGTTCGTGTTGCGGGATATCAAGCCGCCGTTGGGGATGTATTGGAAATCTCGGATCGTCTGGTCTGAGCCTATGGGCGAGGCCAAGGATGGCTTCGATTGTACGAATATTAGATTAGAGGTTATAACAGAATTAGATTAGTGATATGGAAAGAAGTTTAGCGCTGGATGTGGCGTATTTAGGAGTTGCGGAACCCGGGGATGGCGTGGCCGGTACCGAGTTCACCCAATGCGTTGACGTGGATACGGTGACGTTCAATTTCTCGGACGCCAAGGAGCTTAGTTTTACGTCCATGGGACATGAGGATCCTTGGGCGGTGGTGAGTCGGAAAGGAGATCCTTCCAGTATAGAGTTCACTATCCCTTCTCCTACGAGCGACGAGATGAAAATGTTTTGCGGGGGAACCGTTTCCGGTGATAAATGGGAGGCTCCCTTGTCTACGCCCTCGATATTGAAGACGATCAGGCTACAGAGCCTGCCGTACCAAGGTAAGTTCACGGAATATGTCTTTGTCAAGTGCTCTGTGTTCGGGAAGATCAGCCAAGCCCCGGATAAGGAGAATTGCGATCTCTTATTGGTAAAGGCCACGATCATGACACCGGTATCGGCGGCCGGCAAACAAGCGTCCCCGTATAGCAGGGCGGTGAAGGCCGTATCGGAAGACACGGAATGATGTTTTTTGTTTAGGTTGTCTAGAGCCTTGGTTTTTGCCGGGGCTCTTATATTTTAGAGGAAAATCATGAGCGTAAAGCGAGCACTACAGATTGAGAGCGACGTGGTGACAAGTCGGTCAGTCGTGATTCCTTTCGAGTTCAAGCCGGAGACGATCCCGGCGGGTAAGAACGTTGGTGATAGTATCGTTATCACCCCGATCACGGTAAGGACCGGGTTTAGGATACGTCCGTTACTCTTGCGGATTGACAAGGCGGACAAGGATGCTATCGTGGCTCATAAGGATGTTACGTTTGATAGTGTACTGTCGGAGTTGATGGCGAAATATGACGAGTTGATCTTTGAGATCGTATGTTTGGGTATCCATAACAAGAAAGGGGACATGCCCGCTTGGTTCCGGGAGGTACTGAAGGACAATTGTACATGGGAAGACCTGTATATCCTTTTGAACGCTATCCTCTTTCGTCTGGGTTGTAACCCTTTTTCTCGTACTATCATAGCTTTGGAAGCTGTGAGCCCGTTAAGCGAAGAGGAGATAATAGCCCTTCAAGAAAACAACGAGACTTGGGTAGGCCGGAGCCGGTGACGCAAAGTAGCTTCATGTTCCTTGTGCTATGTAACGAGGCGTTCGGGTATACGCATGAGCGGACATTGGACAGCGATCTGGCGCTTGTCATGTCCATGCTACGGGAACATGGTTACTTGGTGAACGACCGGAACAAATCACTGCTCGTGGACGATGATGAATCCGGGGATAATCATGGCGAGTGGGTCGAGGTAATCGATTTCGATACGGGAAAAAAGAAAAGGGTTCGAAGAATGAGCCCGGTATGATATATATTACTTTGCGTAGAGAACGTTTGTCATAGTGATTTTGGTTGTAAAAAAACCGACGAACCGTGAGGCTGGTCGGTTTTTGTTCTCTGTAAATGTGTCAAGATCTTCAGAGTGTCTGCTCGATAACCAGAGCGGTGTCTTCTAGCGAAAAGTAATTGGGTAACGCTCCGGATGGATTATGCTGTCAATCTCAAGATCCACATCAATTGCGTCCCAACGCAACGAATCCTCGTCCGGTATGGTCACGTCCAATACATCCGATACTTTTGCATTTCTGAACCAAGGGTATCTGTCATACGATAGATAATATTCCTTCCCTCCTACGAAAAGGAGGATACCGTGTGCATTAATCATTGTTACTCCCGCAGGGGGTGTTCCATTCATTTTTTTATTATATCGAGGCCGGACAAGCTGCATGAGAATATTCGTTGATATCTATAAGATGGATATTCAAAACATCTTCAATATCAAAAAGAGTGCTGGTTGTAAAGTTGTGGTCACCTCTTAACCATTTGGATATCTCAGAGGGACGTTTACTCATTTTCTCGGCAAATTCCTTTTGGGATAGACCTTTCCTTTTGATACCTTCTGCTATTTTTACGGCAAGCATCATACGTCTTTCCATGTTCTTGGCTCTTTTCGTGTCTATATTGCCAAGTACTGTATCCAAAATAGATGTATTGTTCATATTTATTCCTCCTTCAATTTTAAATTACCTAAGAAAAAACCGTTATCATCGAGATGTATATCCTTGTTTTTGATGGCTTCTGATATGATTCTGGATATTCGAACCACTGTTTCAGCTTCTTTTTTTAAGGAAGAACTTTCTTGATAAGCTCTAATGTTTTTGGGTTTGTATCCTCCACCTCCAACAACGATAGCAACGTTAGCAAATCGAATACAATAGATTCTTAATTTTTTATCAGGACTATCAAATAGGGCGCAGACACCATCACCGGGTTTCCCTTCGTTTAGCTTGAAAAAATGTTCGGCTGCCCCAGTTTTTGTAGCCATAATTTTCAATTTAGATACGATATCTTCTATTTCGGTTGGGTATTCAGAATAGTTGTTCTGAAGAAATTGTTCAAAAACGCTCTGATCCTCTTGATTGAGAATGACAGAATATATTTGAGTCTTCTTTCCTGACAGTTGCTTTATTTTGACAATCTCAAGTTCCACGATGAATTTTTTTCTTTTTACAAAAGAACGAAGAAAAAGCGACAAGGCAAAAGAAAATGTCGAAAAAGATAACTTATAAGTGAATTTTTAACGGTTGACAGTCTCACATGAAAGGCTATCCTATATTTTACCATAAACGCATTATGGGAATCAGAAATAGAGAGGGCAGTCTGTACATGGCTACCGGGATCGACAACTCCGGCTTGTACGAAGGAAAACGCGAGGCTATGGGAATTATCAAGACTCTGGCAAGCGATATCACCTCTTTTGATATATTTGGCGGTATCGGTATCAGTGCGGCGACGGCGTTTGCGCAAGCGGCCAAGAGCTCGTATGAGTTTGAGAAGGAATTTCGCAAGAACATGCTGGAAGTGGCGACCATTTCCACGCAGGTAACGGATGATATGACCGGTTTCATGAATCAGGTCATGTCCATAACCCAAGAGATACCGATCAAGGCTCCGGAGGCCGCCAAGGCGTTATATAGCATTGTTTCCGCCGGACATGACGGGGCGGATGGCATGAAGATCCTAGAAGTTTCGGCTAAAGCTGCCGTGGGAGGGCTTACGGAAACCGAGACGGCAGCTGATGCTATTACAACGATCCTGAATGCTTATAAGATGTCTGCGGAGGAAGCCGGTACGGTCTCGGACCAGCTTTTTACAACCGTCCGGTTGGGTAAGACTACATTTGGCGAATTGGGAGCCTCCATAGCCCAAGTTGCTCCTATTGCGGCTGCGTATGGGATTAGTATCGACCAAGTGTTGGGTGCTGTCGCTTCATTGACCAAGCAAGGAACGCCGACGGCGCAGGCTATGACACAGATCCGTGCCGCTATCCAAGGAACCGCCGGAGAACTTGGAGACGCCGCTTTCCAAGGTCGTACTTTCCAAGAGGCATTACAATTGATTTATGAGAAGGCTGGTGGTTCCGCTTCCAAGATGAAGGAAATGCTTGGCACGGATGAAGGCCTGGCCGCTACACTGGCTTTGACTGGAAAGAATGCAAAGGCGGCAGCAAATGATTTGGGAGAGTTGCAGGGCTCCTTGGGTGCGACAGAGGCTGCGTTTGAGAAGATGGCTGACGCCGCCGATAATCAGCTCACGTTGTTGGCGAATAATGTACAGGCTTATTTGCGCCCAATGGGAGAGAGGATATTGAAAGAGGTGTCAGATATCGCCAAGGCGTTTAATGAGGCTTTTGAGAACAATGATATCGAGGGGACGATATCGAGGGTTGAGGCATTGGTGAAAAATGCGGCGGGAGCGTTTCTTTCTTATAAAACAGCTATTTTGTTGGTTCAAGTGGCGCAACGATCTTATATCAAGACATCAGCTTTGAGCAGACTGGCGACGATTCAGCATACGACCGCAACCGCGCTGCTTACAGGTGCTTTGAAAAAACAGGCTGTCGCAATGTTGGCCGCCGGAAAAGCTGCCCTTGCGAATCCGTATGTCTTGGCCGTGGCGGGTGTTACGGCCCTTGGGTATGCGATCTTCAAGCTCGCGACACAGGCGACGGCATCAGAGAAGGCGTTGGATTCCCATAACAAGAGGGTCGCAGAGATGAAGGACTGGATAGAAGGCATGAGATCTCAAACGGATGAACTATTGAATGCTTTACGCGACGATAACAAGTCCATGTTACAGAAAGTGGAGGCATACGAGAAATTACAAGCCCTCTATCCGGATGAACTGAAAAATCTATCCTTGCAAAAGTTCATGTTGATGGATATGACGGAGGCTAATAAGATGCTTTCTAAATCGATAGATGAGCGAACCATGGCCCAACAGCGCACTACCGTAAACTCCATAGAGGATGAAATTGCAAAAAATAACCATCGAATCTCCCAGCTAGACAAGAAAAGTTGGATTGATACCAGCTTTTCGGAGGCATTTGAGTTACGTCGTTTACGAAAACGGAACGAGCAGTTGAAGATTGAGCATGATAAAGCGGTTGAGATAGTCGTACAAGGATTGAAGGCTCGTACGAAGGCGGAGGCGTTAGCTAGTAGCCAACAAGAGGAGGAAAAGGCGAAAATAGCTACACCTATTGATAAAAAGGAACTAGAAAAGCGAAAAAAGCTTCAAGACGAACTCCTATCCCTCCGCCGGCAGAACCAGCAATCCGAGATCGATCTGATGAAAGAAGGATCGGAAAAGAAGATCGCCCAGATAAACCTAGACTATGACAATGAGATCGCCGCCATACTTACCAAGGAAAAAGAGTGGAAAGACGCTCAAGGCGGCAAACTGACTAAGGAACAGACCGTGGAGATTTGTACAGCCTTGGTGAACTCATACGTCAAACGGGAGCGATCGACCTCTAATGTGAATAAGGAACAACTGGAGGAAGAGAAACGTGCCATGAACGAGTATCTGAAAGAATACGGTTCTTATCTTGATAAGAGAGATGCTATCACGGCTCTTTATAACGAGAAGATAGCCAAGGCCACGACGGAAGGCGAGCGTAAGTCCCTTTCCGAGGCCATGAAAAGGGAACTGTCTGATCTCGACATAGAGGCGAGCAAGACGACTTCCGCTATCAGCCGGTTGTTCGGTGACATGAAAGACAAGGCCCTCTCCGAGTTGGAGGCCATCAACCGGAAGGGGCGTGAAGCCTTGGAGTTCTTGAAAAGCGGTGTCTGGGATGAGAGCAAGGGCAAGGATTTCGGTATCACGAAAGAAACGTTTGAACTGTGGAGTAAATCACCCGATAAACTAAAAGATATCTCGGACGCGCTCAAGGAGAACAAGGAAGCCGCGGACAAGTTGCGCCCGGCATACGAGAAGGTCGCCAAAGGTCTGAAAGGCGTATTTGAGGCTGGTAACGATACGAAAAAGCTGCGACAGGCAATTGACGATATAGAGGAAGGGCTTGGCGAAATCATGCGGTCCGGGCAATTCCTCTCTGATACTTTCTCGAAACTCGGGGATTCGTTCGGTGGTGCGTTCGGTGAGATAGCCGAAGGCTTGAATGTGGCCATGGACGCGGTCAATTCCGCCATGGACGGGGCGAAAGCCGGTGCGATGTTCGGGCCGATCGGTGCGTCCGCCGGTGCCGCTATCGGGGTGGTCACATCCCTTGCCTCCTCTATCGCCAAGATCCATGACAAGAAGAACGAGAGTCGTATCCAGCGTTTGCAGGATCAGATCGACACGTTGGACAAGTCGTACGATAAGCTGGGCAGGTCCATCGAGAAAGCCTATTCCAAGGATGCCTCCAAGCTTATCGACCAGCAGAATAAGCTATTGGAACAGCAAAAAGTGCTTATCCAAAACCAAATCAAGGAGGAGGAGGACAAGAAGAAAACCGACAATGACCGCATCAAGGAGTGGCGGGACCAGATAGACGAGATCAATAACACCATAGCGGATAATAAGGAGGCCGGCAAGGACGCCATTTTCGGTAGTGACATAAAATCGGCGATCGACGATTTCGCCAACGCTTACGCCGACGCGTGGGCCGCCGGGGAGGACAAGGCGCGATCGGCCAAGGATCTCGTGAGGAAGATGATAAGGAACATGGTCACGGAGTCGATCAAGGCCGCCGCATCCGATCCCATGAAAGAGATCCGGGAGAAGCTGCTCGAGTTCTGGTCCGACGATTATATCAGCGACTGGGAACAGGATTATCTGGATCGGAAGGCGCAGGAGCTGGCCGACGACCTCGACCGTAAGTTTGGTTGGGCCGACAAATATTTCAATACCGGTAACGCGGTAGAGGAGGACGACGGGCGTACGGCCTCGTCCAAAGGTGTTGGTTCCATCTCCCAGGACTCCGCGGATGTTATAGACGGTAAGATGTCGACCCAACTTATATTTTTAGATAGGACGTTGGTGCAAGTGACGGGTATAGCCGACCAGATGCGCTTCATCTACGACCTCCAGACAAGGGGCTGGAAGAACGTGGAGGCGATCAAGGACCTGTCCGGGAAGGTGTCGGAGAACACGGCCAAGGTAGCGGAGATCTCCGGACGTATAGAGGCCCTATCCGAGAAGATAGAGGCGAATACCAAGTCGGCGGCCTCCGGTATAAAGACTATTAACGACAAGGGTATATTAATGAGATCAAGATAATGATGGAGACGGTTAACGACATAATCAAATCGGCCCTCTCGCTCGGGGCATGCAGTGGTTCTAACGGGGTGACGGACTGGAGAAGCCTCGTGTGGCTGTTCTTCAGCCCGCAGGGGCGTGAGTTTTGTGCGGAGAATGATTTCCCGTCGTTAGACATGTTCCGTGGCATGGCCGGTCACGTGATGCCCTACGGGGTGTACGTTGACTCCGGCCACGTGTACGTAACCAATCCCGGCAATATTGCCGTGATAGGTGATACGGATGCGGTGATAACGATAGACGATAACGAGCGTGTTCACAAGGTGATCCTCATGCACGGCGGCAAGGCTAGGGTTGTGGCGAGCGATTACGCCGTGATCCTGCTGGTGAATATCGGGGGAGAGGTTGAGATAAACAAGGATAATACCGTGGTGATCTTATGAGGGGTGAGTTATACATAGACGGCAAGGACGCCTACACCGATTTCGGCGTATGGATCACGGAGGGAGGTTACGACGGCCTTCTCCCGTTCCCCGAGCTGGTGGAACCGGCTAGGAACGACTGGCCGGACGAGGACGGCATAGAGCCGGACTTGGAAAAGCCCACCTTGAAACCACGGGAGCTCAACATCACGTTCGTCCGCAGCGTGGACGGAAGATCCGCCGGCGCTCTCGTCGAGCACCTATCGAAGTCCGGGTATCACCTCTTCCGTATCCCCTCGCTGGGCAGGGAGTGGAGCTTGCGACTCATCCAGAGCCCGGCGTATGAGGATTGGGACACGTTGGAGGCCTTCACGTTACGGTTCGCCGAGGATCAGCCCGTAAGACCCTTGTCCGTGGTGATCCCGGAGGGTAGAGCGTATGTTCCTCCATCCGAGTACGAGCTGGACGGCGTACCCTTGGATCGATACGGCGTGATGGTGACGGAGGGCCGGGACGAGATCATGAGATCCCCGACCGTGAAGACTAACCTGTCCCGTACGGTACTGGACGTTGACGGTAGGATCTACGATGCCGGCAAGGTGGTGTATAATAGCAAGGAGGTCACTCTTGAATGCTGTCTCATCGCCGGCTCAATGACGACATTCTGGAGTTGTTACGACGCTCTGTTGGATGCCTTGATCCAGCCGGGCGAGCGTTCGCTGTACGTGGATTACAACGTGGAGGAATACCCCTGCTACTACAAGAGGACGTCCGGCTGGAAGCTTGAGAGCCTCCGGGGGCGTGTGGTGGTGACATTCAACCTCACGCTGGAGTTCACGGTGTTCCGGATGGATGGTATCGATTACCTGCTGGCTACCGAGGCCGGAGAACTGGTGGTCACGGAGGACGGGGAGTATTACATAGACTTGAACATATATGCCGATTAAGAAAAAGAAAATATCAGAACTCACGCTGGCTGACAGCCTTACCGGTCTGTACACGATCGGTTGTAAGATCATAGACGGCATACAAACCAGCGTGAAGGTGAGCCTCGGAACCATCCAGACGGCTTACGAGAACATGCTCACGGAGATCTCCAACGCCCGTGCCGCTACCAAGGCGGCTAATACGGCGGCCTCCAACGCCAACACCGCTAAGCTGAACGCCGAGGCGGCCACGTCAAAGGCTAATACGGCCACGGCGAACGCCATCACTGCGACAGGGAACGCCAATACCGCAACCGGTAAGGCTAATACCGCGGCTGATCTAGCCAATAAAGCTGCGGCTAACGCTAATACCGCCCACGATGGGCTAGAGAAGATCAAGGAAGATACCGAGATCGCAACTAAAAACGCAAATGACGCGGCGAAATTGGCGAATGAGAAAGCTTCTTACGCCAACACGCAGGGTAACTTCGCCAAGACACAGGGTGACCGCACGCAAGAGCTGGCCGACCACCCGTGGAAGGTTGGCGATAACGGCAACTGGTGGAAATGGGATCTGGATGGGGACAGGTATGTCGATACGGGCATCCTCGCTAAGGGAGGCGTCTTGTACCCGACCTTCACGATCAACCCCGCCGACATGACGCTGGTGATGTCCTACGAGGACGAGGTGTCACCAAACCTTGTCAAGCTCAACCAAGAGACCGGTGAGCTGTATTTGAACGTATGACCAAAAAAAGGAAGGAGGAATTATAATGAGTCAGATAGTATTGGGGAAGGTGGCGTTCGTCGATAAGGGCGTTTATGCCACGGCGAGTACGTACAACACCTTCGATTTCGTCGTCACGGATGATAGCTGCTACCTCTGTGTCAAGGACGGAAACAAGAACCACCCCTTGACCGATACGGCTTGGTGGAAATGTATCGCCCGTGGTACGCAGGCAACGGAAGCGGCCAAGACCGCCCTTGCGGAGGCGAATAAGGCTATCGAGGCTACGAGGAACGCTATCTCTGCTGCGGGTTTGGCTAACGCTAAAGCGTTGGAGGCTGGGAAACAGGCTGATTTGGCCGGTCGAGCATCTGATGAGGCTTTGGCTGCCGCTGTCGAGGCTGAGGCGATGATTTCCGAGGGCAATGCGCAGATCGCTTCCATGAAAGCGGCCGAGCAATCGTTGATGAGTCAAGCGCTTCTTGCCCCTACCCGTATGGAGCTGAAATATGTCAAGAGGATAACGTTAGGGAATACGGTTGCCCAGAGGATAGCCGTGAGTTTATTTCCGGCCTATGTCCTTCCGAACGTGATCTTTCAGCAAGCGTTTTATTCCGGGGATGCCCTGTATGTGGACCAACATGGGAACTTGACCGTGCGTAAGACCGGCACGGCCACGATCCACGTTATCCCGGCGCAGAATACCTCGCTCGCCCAAACGATAGAGATCGAGGTCACGGCCCCGGTTATCCGCAAGGCCGGTAGCGTGATGAGATTTTTATCCGGTAGCCGGATACGAAAGGTATAATTGTCTAACATTTTAATATACAGAATCATGTCATTAACAACAGCAGAGGAGGAGAAGGTACGCGCTATCATCACGGCCTTCGATAACGGCAAAACAATCGACCAGCTGCCCTTGGCCGACACGAACCAGCCCTCCAAGTATTTGATCGAGGGAGTGTCCAAGGAAACGGGCGAGTCAGTGAGGATCCCTTTCGCCGACGCGGTATCGATCGTGAACAAGCACGTCGCTATCCGTCGCTGGAAACGTGGTCAGGGCACGCCAGTCGGCGAGTCCTACGGTAATATCGATTTCCTGCGGGATCTTCCCTCCGTGATCGGTCTGGGCTGCTACCTCGTGTCCGTTGACCGTAGCCGGCGTAAGCTTGACCCGACGAACCACCATCGTTTCGCCGACGGCAGTCCCGCCGCCTTGGACGGCACGATGGGCGATTACCTGTGGTGCTGGAACGCCCACTACTACTCTTGGTGGGTAGACTCCACCTATTATTACGAGGCCGTGAGCCCGACCCCGATCGAGGGTCATTTGAACTATTATATCCCGGCCGGGGGTACGTCGGCCTTGGGAGCCGGCGTCATGGATCGTACGAGCGGCACGTTGGTCTCCGTCGTCAGCGACGATCCCCGTTATCGTGGCGGGAACAACGACGCGACGAGGGATGGGAAGCACAACACGCAGCTAGGCATGGTTGCCACGAACATGAACGCCGCGGCTTTCGGCACGGCCGCCCGCAAGAAGGGTGAGGGCTGGGAATCCGGCTGGTTCGTCGCGAACAGCGTCGTCGGTTATCTTTACCGCCTTATCATGGGTACCCGTGATTGTCAGTCCGCGTTGAACCCGGTAAAGGACTCCAATGGCCTATATCAGGGCGGTACCGGTAAGGGGGTTACGGAATGGTCTTGGGATCCTTGGTCAAGCCATAACGGTGGTTATCCGATTATTCCGACGAGCGTAGGGATCGAGTTGGGGGACTCGGTCGGCGTGAGCGACTACGCCGTGAAGGGCTCGGACGGTGGTACCGTCCACCAAGCGCACGTCCCTTGTTTCCTCGGCTTGAAGAACTTCTACGGCCATATCGGTCTGATCGAGCGTGGCTCCTTGATAAACAAGCTGTCCGACGGTAGCGGAGATTATTATGTCGCCCCGTCCCTTTACTCGGCTTTCAACATAAACTCGATCGAGGGTCTGATAAAGGCTGCGAAGGTTCCTAAGAACGATCCCAGTGGCTGGAAATATATCACTGAGCTCAGTATGCAGAATCTATGCTCCGCCCCGACTGTCGCCTCCGGCAGCTCCAGCACCTATTATTGCGACGGTTGGTATAACGACAACGCTATTTCCGGCCTTCGCTGTCCGTTCCGTCGTGGTTATGCGAGCTACGGTGCTTATGCTGGCTTAGCGTGCCTCGATGGTAACATTGCGGTCTCGTACGCTAGCGTGTACTGGTCGTCGCCCCTCTGCTATTTTGCAGAGGACGTAAGCCCCGTGCCCGTGCAGTACTAGCGTCCGCCGTGTCCCTTGTGTCCGGGTGTCCATCGTGTCCATTAGGGTGCGAAGCGCCCGGGCACCCAAGGCACGGAGTGCCGCATCTTAGTTCTTTGACATGTTGTTTCCGTTCCTGTTTTATTTTTCCCGCCGTAAGGCGGTCGCACTTGAAAAATTAAATATTACATTTGTGCCGCCTATTGATTGGGCAGGTTGTCTTCTCTGACGTCCTGTTCCGGCCTTCGCTGTCCGTTCCGTCGTGGTAATGCGAACAACGGTGCTAATGCTGGCTTAGCGTACCTCAATGGTAACAATGCGGTCTCGAACGCTAACGTGAACTGGTCGTCGCCCCTAGGATACGCCGCTGATTTATTCAGTAAGAAAAAGTGGAGGAGAGACCCTGTCACTGGACAAAAAATCAAGGCTAAGGGTATAGTCCCGGTAGGTTGATAAACCGACGGCTCATGACCTGATGGCGATTGCAGACACTGGACACTAAAAGACACTTGGGACACCATGAGGAGAAAAGGTGACTTTTCCGGGGATATAGCCCGGAAAGAAAACTATTACAAGGCTTTTGATCATGCCAGCAAGAACAAGCATGGCAAAAAGGCCATAACAAAGTTCGAGGCGGACTTGGAAAAGAACCTTTCCGATCTCCTATACTCTTTTGAAAACGGGACGTTCGTAACCTCCCCGTATCGTTTCATGACCGTCCATGAGCCGAAAAAACGTCTTATCGGGATGCTCCCTTTTCCGGATCATGTCCAGCACTGGGCGATGCTCAATGAGGTGGAGGATTATTTTACGAGATCCTTCTCCGCGTATACCTACGGAGGGGTGAAAGGACGCGGTCCCCACGCCTACATGAGGATGATCCGGAAGGTCTTGAGAAAATATCCGGAACGTACCACCGACTATCTCCTGTGCGATATCCACCACTTCTATCCGACTGTCAATCACCCGGTACTGAAAAGCCAGCTCAGAACACGTATCAAGGATAATCATTTATTGCAAAGGTTTGATGAGATCATTGACAGCGTCGAGGGGGATACCGGTATGTTTCCCGGCACGAAGCTGGCGCAGTTCTTCTCGCTTGTCTATCTTTATCTTTTCGATCACGATTTGAAGCGGTGCTTCCATGTCGGGGAATGCCCGGCTTTGGTTGAGTACTACACGAAAAGGTATATCGAGGAAAGTATCGCAACGGCCAAAACAGAACATGATTATGAGGAGTTATCCAAAGGGATTCAATATCTCTCGGACAGGTTCAAGGGATATCTGAACCGTCTGGACTTCTGTTACCGTCTCGCCGATGATGTCTTGATACTGCATGAGGACACCGTATTTTTGCACCTTGTCATCGAGTGGATCGGTCTTTATTACGCTAACGAGCTTAGGATCGGTCTTAACCCGAGATGGAAGATCGGGCACGTGACGGACGGTGTCGATACGGGGGGATACGTGCATTTCCCGGATCACGTCCGTGTCCGGAAACGTAACAAGGTGGCTCTCTGCCGTCAGATAGCTAGATTGAGAAAGAAGGGTTTGCCGGACGAGGAGATAAGGAAGAGGGCCTCTTCCCGTATAGGCTTCATCCAACACGCTGATACGAGTAATCTATTAAATAAATTAGGAATGGAAACACCAAGGAAAAGACTGGGACAGGTGATAAGGAATAAAAAAAGTCCGTGGGAGGATCTCCCGGCCGACCGGAAAATGAGATTCGAGGATATACTTTATGATACCCGGATACCGGAGGATAAACGAGGGCTGGAGGATGATAAACTCATAGAGTTGATTGATTATAAAATCGAGGATAGCAAGATCGAGAAAAACGAGGACGGCACGCCAAAGAAGTGCCTCGCCATACGTTTCCGATGGAAAGGCGAGGAGCGTTACGCTTTCACCGGTTCCGCCGTCTTGATTGATCAGGCGCTCACGGACTTCTCTCACGAGGACTTGCCGGTGGATACCGTGATAAAGGTGCTCACCAACAAGTTCGGTAAGAAATTTTTCAGGTTCACTTGACCCGTTGGGATCGCTCTTGGCCGATCCTTCCGGGTCGGCTAAAAAACATTTAAATATATGGAGACAAGAGCGATTTACACGGAGAGAAAGACATTCGTAAAATACGATGACAACCATTACCTGCTATACCTGAACGAGGAGGTCTTGGAGAACCACGTTCCGGAGGGCCACGGGGGCGAACCGGAACCGGAGCCTTGCACGGCTTACGCCTATACCGGCACGTGCGAGGATGGCGGCACGCTGGTCGAGGCTACTTCCGCAAGTTATGACAGTCTCGTGTCCGGATTGATCCGGAGAGAGTATTCCGCCGATCGGGTAGAGGCGATAACGCTGAATAAATTGAGCTCGGATAATGAGAGAAAGGCCGAGTTTGAGGCCGAGTTCGCCTGTCTGGAACGTTACCGTAACGACTGCAAGGCGAGGGTACGTGCCTTGCTGGGTATGCCCGAAAGCGTCTCGAACACCCTTTAAATACCGTTCGAGATGCGTATCTATGATAAGACGGGCGAGGTATTGCTTGACATCCCGGTGGACGATGACAGCTATCGTTACCGGGCGATAGCGCAAGCGAAGAAGGTGGAGCTGCGTTACTCCCTAGTGGATCACGTGGAGCTGCCCACCGGGACGTATATCGAGTACCAGGGGGAAAGGTACACGCTGTGGTACCCTTCGGATTTCAAGAAGGAGGGCACGAGGGTATTCGACTATACCGTCACCTTCGGCGGCAACGAGGAGATCCTGAAAAAATATAAGTACAAGCTGTTGTCCGACAAGCCGTACAAGCTCAAGTTCGTCATGACGGCCACGCCGAGGATGTTCGTGGAGCTGCTGGTGGACAACCTCAATCTCTATGATTCCGGCTGGACGGTCGGCACGGTGATCGAGGCCCCGGAGAAACTGTTGTCGTTCAACCATGAGAAATGCTGGGCTGTATTGGGGCGTTTGGCCGAGGAGTTCGACACGGAGTTCGAGATCGTGGGCAAAACTATCAACCTCCGCAAGGTGGAGTATTACAAGGACGCTCCTCTAAAGCTATCCTACGGAAAAGGTAACGGATTCCTTCCCGGTGTAGGTCGTGCGAACCAAGGCGACAACCTCCCCGTGGAGATCCTTTACGTGCAAGGTGGCGAGCGGAATATCGATTATTCGGCCTACGGAAGCCAGACCTTGCTGCTCCCCAAGTCGCAGGAGCTTTCCTACCAAGGCAGACGCTACAAGACCGACAAGGACGGGATGTATGTCACTCGCGCGGACAAGCCCCTTTCCTCTTATAATGAGGACAGCTACGACGCCAGCGATATATATCCATCCCGGGTCGGTACGGTGAGCGAGACCGACACGGAGCCGGGCGAGGACACGGACGGGAACGATGTCACGTTCTACAACTTCTATGACTCATCGGTTCCCGCCAACCTCAATTTCGAGGATTGCCTGATCGCCGGCCAGACCATGACGGTTATCTTCCAGACAGGCCGTCTGGCGGGCCGTGAGTTCGATGTAAAGTATGTACATGACGGCCGTAAGTTCGAGATCGTCTCGTCCGAGCAGGATGGCATGACGCTGCCGAACGCTTCCCTGTATCCGGAGGTCGGCGACAAGTACGCCGTTTTCAACATATCCCTTCCCGCCGCCTACGTGTGCGACAACGCCACCAAGACCGGGGCGAGCTGGGACATGTTCCGGGAGGCGGTACGCTACCTTTACGAGCGTGAGGAGCGGCAATTCACGTTCATCGGAGAGCTGGACGGCATATGGGCCAAGAAGAATTGGTTGGCGATCGGTGCCAAGCTGGTACCCGGCGGTTATGTTGATTTCAGCGATCCCCAGTTCCAGCCGGACGGTATCCTGATCCGGATCACCGGGGTGAGGGATCACATTAATAGGCCCCACAGTCCGGAGCTTGAGCTATCCAACACGCCGGTAGGCGGTTTCCTGTCCGATGAGTTGGGCAAGCTGGAGAGCGAGGAGGTCGTTAATGACAAGAGGTATAAGGAAGCGTTACAGTTTACCAAGCGCCGTTACCGTGACGCTATCGAGGCGCAAGAGATGCTGGAAGTGGCCTTCGATAATTACTCCAAGGGCATAGACCCGATATGGGTACGTACCATGTCGCTCTTGGTGGGTGATGAGTCCCTGCAATTCCGTTTCGTCAACAGCAAGACCGCTCCTGTGACCGTCATGCCCGATTTCAGGTATGATGACAACACCGGGGTGTTTACCGCCCCAGCTTTGATCTTGCAGCACATGACGCTGGGCATCAGTGATATCAAGGAGTCCCATAAGCCTTCCGAATACCAGTATTGGGATATGGGGGCGTATACGAGTCCCTACTTGGGGGATTACGGGAAACTCTATCTCTATGCGAAGTGCGGCAAGAGCGGTGGGAAGGGGACGTTCGAGATGTCCGGGAGCCCTCATAAGTTCGAGGAGGATGGGTACTATTATTTCTTGACCGGTTTATTGGGGAGCCAGTTTGACGGGGCCCGTTCCTTCGTTACCGTGTACGGTTTCACGGAGATACTCCCCGGCCGGGTGACGGTGGATAGGATTGTCTCGACGGATGGTAATACCTATTTCATACTGAATAAGGGGGATGGCTCTGGCGAGTTTCATGGGCGTATGGTCTTTACCGCCGGTTCGGGGCTGAAAAACCTTGATGAGTGGCCGGAATTGGATCAGTCTATCAAGGAGGCCAAGAAATCCGTGGAGGACCTGAACTATTACGTGGACGGGGCGTTCAAGGATGGTATAGTCACGGAGACGGAGGCCGTAGCGATCGAGAAATACCTGAATACGGTCAATGTTTCCAAGGCCGAGGTCGAGGCCACTTATAAAAAATTATATGAGAATACCTATCTCTCCGGCCCGGCCAAGACCGGGCTTTTGAACGCAAAGGTGACATTGTTCGGGGCGATTGACAACCTATTGTCCTCCATCAATACCGCTATCGTTGACGGCAAGGCGACAGAGGCCGAGAAAAAAGACGTTGACGCCAAGTTCACGGCCTTCAATACCGCCATGTCCTCTTTTAACACAGCCGTAGAGGCCGCAAACAAGGCTATTCAAGATACGCTGAAAGGGTATTCAGATACAGCCATGAAAAAGGCGCAGGACGCTCTTAGCGAGGCGGAAAATGCCAGTAACGCTGCCAATAACGCCCAAGGATCGGCTAACGATGCCCAGAGCATGGCCAATGACAAGGCGAAGGTGTTCTACCAATCCACGGCCCCGAGATCGGGAATGCGGAAGAACGATCTTTGGGTAGACGGCGTGAATATCTATCGCTATAATGGTGAAGGGTGGGTTTTCGCCTCCGAGTACGACTGCACGATTACCGAGATCAATGGCGGCCTCGTGTCCACGGGGGCGATAGCGTTCGGTAATACCGGGGGCATGGCCGCTAGCGGTACCGTAAGGATATGGTCCGGCGGGAACTCCGGGGCGAACGGGGAGCCTCCCGCTTCCCCGACATTCAAGGTGCTCAGTGACGGCAAGGTATATGGCAGCAACTCCATCATGTGCATGAACCGTAATTACGAGGTCTCATGCGGTTTCGCCAGTGACGGTAATAGCGGTGGCGATATCTCGAACCTTGATCCGGGATCTGTCCGTATATGGGTCGGCAGCACTTACGAGCGAAGGGATGAAGCCCCTTTCCGGGTCGGGCTAAGCGGTTTGGTGGCCGCTAGCGGATTGATGCTCTCCAAGCGACATTATATGTATAACGGGGCGTTGGCCATCCACAACGACGGACAAGTCACGCTAAGATCGGTAGATACCGATAATGGTGGTAACCACCTGCGTAATGTCATAATGCAGACGTATCCGAATTACGTGAACTCGGTACTTGATCTGACCGATATATTAGACTCCGCTACGGCGATGAGTGTCCCGCCTATCTTGACATTGAGGTGTGGGCGTTCCGCTTATACCAATTATCCGAGGATATGGATTAACTGCGTGCATAAGGCTGGTTGGGGTTCCGCTTTCCGGGTCGAGTCCCGGTATTTTAATGACGATGGTGCCATGGAGAGAACTGTCATTAATGTCGGCTCCATGATGACACACGCGCAATTGGGGGCGTTAAGCTCTTCGCCCGAGCTATATCCTGTTTATTATGATAACAAAACAGGTTATTTATGTATGAAATACTAATTTAAAAAAATAATAGATATGAAATTGACATTGAAAGACAGGGTATTAATACTCAATAACGTGCTGCCGATGTACGACAATCGCAAAAATATCGGCTTGAAAATATCTATCTCCGGCAAGGTCCAGCTATTGGATTCGGAGCGGAAGGAAGTGGTTATGACCCCTGTTGGTAACGGGGAATACGAGATCTCATTCAAGACCGTGGACGCCATGACAGGGGTCAAGTCCTTTGATTTCACGGACGATGAGTTATGGTACCTGAAACAGCGGGTGGATTACCTTGATCGGCAGGGGATGTTCTCCGCCGAGACGATCGACTCTTATTCCAAGATACTCGACCAGCCTTTTTCCGGGGAGGAATACCAAGATAGATGGAATGAGCTAAAGGGAATAGATCCTATCGCTTAACGGGATATAAGCCTTTATCGGGGGCGGGCAAATAAAAGTCCCCGTATATATTAAAAGAAAACGAGTTATGGGAGTTGATTTGAATACGATATTGGCGATAATCGGTGCGATGGGCGGGATCGAGGGGATAAAATGGGGCATCCGTGCGTGGGCGAACCGTAAGACTAACGCCCGTATAGCGGACGCTCAAGCTGACGTGGAGGAGTTCAAGGCCCTGCGTGAGTATAATGAGTTCTTGCAAAAGCAGTTGTCTGAGAAGGAGGAACGGTTCGTTGAGCAGACCGGACGGCTCCGGCAGGTGCAGGACGAGCTTTTCACCTTGAAGGAGAGTTATTCGGACGTGAAGCTAGAGCTCGCTTTGAAGAGGTGCGAGAAGAAGAAATGCGGTGATCGTGAGCCGCAGAACGGTTATTAATGAAGGAGGATAAGGAATGAGAAATAACAATTTACCCCGGGGATTACGTAACAACAACCCCGGGAACATCAGAAGGAATAGCGATGTCTTCCAAGGCGAGAAGACAAGCTCAGACAAAGAGTTCAAGCAATTTAAATCGATGGCATACGGTTACAGGGCGATCTTCAAGATCCTGTCGAACTACGGCAGGAACTACCATCTAAAGACTATCCGTCAGATGATAGGAAGATGGGCACCGCCGAAAGAGAACCATACGGAAAAGTATATTCAATTTGTATCTGACTACGCTGGAATCCCGGCTGACGATCCGATAAACATCAACGACCGAGAACAGATGATCCAGATCGTGGCAGGGATGAGCCGTTTTGAGAATGGAAGAGAAGCGGATATGTCGGATGTTATTGCGGGGTGGAATCTGTTATGAGAGCATGGCAGATTATATTAATATTAGTGTGCTTGGTAGCCAGTTTCACCGCTGGTTACCATATCCGGGGGGATGTGGCCAGTGATTCGATATCCAAGACCGACACGTTCACCAAGGTGGATACGATACATGACAGCGTTCCGTATCCTATCTATGAGACATTGGATCGGGAGATACAGGTTCCTTTCCCGGTTTACGTGACTCTAGAAGGGAATACCGTCAGGGATACGGTATATGTGCGGGTTCCGATTACGGCCAAGGAGTACCGTACGGATGACTATCGTCTGTCCATTTCCGGATACAGCCCGAGCCTGGACTATATCGAGATATATCGGAAGACGGAATACGTCACCCGTACAATAAATCGAAGATGGGGTGTTGGAGTGATGGCCGGATACGGTGTCGGTCGGAATGGGTTATCGCCATACGCTGGGTTCGGGCTGTTTTACCGGATTTGGTAGGATTTGGTGTCCGGGAGGAAAGGGGAAACCACCCGGTACCGTTAAAAAATTCTGGAAAGTTTTATAGGGAATCGCATTTGAAAACCGCTAAATCTTCAGTTTAACGTAAATTTGATATAATCAGAATAAATTCAATTGTCCGTCATTGATCATCCCGAATGATTCCGAAGCAATCTTGATAGAAATATTCCGGTGTTATATTTGGTGACGGCAAACCTTCTTTCTCTCCGATAACCAACACGACTGCGTCTGCTTTAAAGCAAGAACTCGTGTCACTTTGTGGTTTAAATATTCGCAAATCAAATACCAGCTGATAAAGACCATTCTCGTACAATCATCCTTGAAGATGGCGAACTGATTGGATTAAAGGACAAAAGAATCATCTAGTAATGTTTGGCATGCTTCCTTTTTCTTTTGATCTTCTATCTTTTTGAGATAAGATTGTTCCAAGAGAGTTTCAAAATCAAAGTATTCTTCTTTCAATATAAGGAATTGTTTTATAACTCCCTTGATTTTGCGTTCATAGTATAGAATAGGATTATCAAGATTTAATGTTATGATATTGGACATATCTTCGTTGTTTATTCTTCTGTTAAGTTGATAAAATTCTTTATCAGAGAATTTGAATATGATATATTCCTCTAAATAAAGACATTTGAGTTTATGAGGTGGTGCAATTCCTTTATTATATTCATTCAAATATGGTTGATAACGAGATGTACTAGCTTGGGATTGTTTCAATGTAAATCCAGTTTCGCCTAAAAGGAATTCATTTTCAAAGATCAATAGATATTCATTATTTGCTTTATCAATCTCTATTTGAAAAGAACCAAAATTGAAAGATTCAGGCAAATCAACTTCCTTCTCTGCTTCTTTGATGAGGCAATATTTGTATTTGTTATTTGAAATATAATGTTGTAAAAGGAGCTTATATTCTCTATCCTTATTTGTATAGTCTCTTTTAAAAGTATAGTGCTTTAGAAGTATATCTGTAGTGTTAATTCTTTGTAATTCATAAAATTCTTGTCCGTTACCTTTTATAACTTCCCAAAGTCCATCTAATTTTATTTTTGGGAAACAATCTTCTTTAGAATCTTTTAAAGCGTTTCCTAATGCTATTAATCCTTTAGATTTTAGCAATGAACATATGTTGAAAATTATAATTGTACAAGCGCATAACTTTATTATGTTTATTTGTTTAGTGTCGATGTTTTTTATTAGCTTTTTTTTAGCAATGGATAATACTTTTTTTATTGTGAATGAAGTTATCTTGTTTTTGCTTCCTATCTCTATTGTTAATGTATGATATAGATAGTTTACAATTTCGTTTATTAGAATTTGAAAATTGGTATTAATATCATTGATGTCATTTTCTGGTTTATTTTTTTTATTGAAATCATTAGGAATCAAATCTAATATTAATAATAAAAGAATAGCAGGACTACATTCTTCATTTTCTATCCATTTTTTGTGGAGACTTAAAAAGTCTTTTGATATAGTTGAGTTATTGATAGTAGTATTTTCTAATAAGCAATCCAAAAAAGCATATCGTATTTTGGGATCTGAATCTTTGAATACTACAATCTTGTCTTTATTTTCTTTATAAAAATTAGAAGTGCTTTTATATAATTGGAGTAGTGTGTCAAGATTTACATTTTTGAGTATGTCTATAGAAATAGGAAGTGCTTTAGTGAATGTTATATAGAATTTGAGGAAACATATAGAAAATCTCCTGTAAAGATCTTCTTGTTTCTCCTCTGGGAGTTTATTAAACCCATTACTCCTTATTTGTTTCTCTGTAGCATTTATAAATTCCTCATCCGTTGAGTAAAATAGTCTAAGATTCCGTATAGCCTTAAGTTTATCCTTTGTACTTAAACTTGATCCTTTGACGTTCTCTTCCATATCACTTTTTTATTAATGAGCATCACAAAGATAGTGAAAATATCTAAAACACCATTATAGGAGTATTTTTTTACTTGCAAATTGGATTTTGGGATAAACATCCGAAAATAGTTTGCCAACTGATTTGGTTTGGCATTCCTTTGTGGCATAATTTAAAAAAACAGAGAATATGAAAGACGAATTCAGAAAATCCAAGCTTTTGCTTGGTACAACAAAAAACTTTGTTGAACTCCAAAAATGGACGGATGGAGCATGGAGATTGATTGATGAAACTCAAGGTAACAAAGTGCTAATGAAACAGGATATATTCAAGTTGATGTTTCATTATCAGTATCGCTTGCTGGGGAAAAAATCCAAGAGGATTGTTTTTGATCGGGGAAAGGCGGAGTGTATATTGAGAAAAGGTTGGACTATCGTGGATGATAGGCTCAATGAGTATAGGTATGATTCTCATGTGAATCAATTTATTTCATCGGCAGGTTGGACTTACAATAATTTACCGGAATCTCGTAGATATATAATAAACATCTTTCATGGGAGAAAGAAAATTGTCGATAATACCATCCCATTTGTGAAAGAAGTTTTTAAAGAGGAAACTTCTAAAGAGGAGAACAAGGAGGTACTGCAAGACACGCAAAAAGAACAAACCAACGTTCGACAATCTGAAAGTAAGTCTAAATCTGCGTGGTCATGGAAAGGCTATTTTGCAATGGGCGCAACTGTTGCAGCAGTATTAGGTGCTATTGCTTTGAGTGTTTGTCAATTGTGGAATAATAATAAATCATATAGGTAAAATGAGTAGTAAGGAAGTTATTTTAGGTGCTGTAAACTCCCTGCCGTTAGGGCGGGAGTTTACGCGTAACGATTTTTTTCAGCTGGTCAATGAATTGGTAAAATCATCAACCTTTTCATTCTTTTTCAATAAAGTTTTGGTTGGAAAAAGGTTTGAGGTCGTTGGTAAACAATCGGGTTCTAGAATTCTATTGTATAAGCGGAAGTATTAATTGACGATTTGATGATCATGGACATACAGACAATGAAAAAGTGGGTATCTGAAATTACACAGATGGAAGAGGACGTTTCGGGAAGTTTGAAAGTAGTATCGGATTTATTCCTTGTGACATTGGACCATTTACAAGGAGGATATGCGTTTGAAGCTTTTCAAGAAATGTTTGAAGATTCCTGCAAATCTTTCAAAAGGGAAGAGGTTGAGTTTTGCCGTGTAGGGTACGCTCTTGATTCATTGTTGACGGCGTTGTTTTACTATAAGCAAGCGATGGTTTGCCATTGGTGGCAACGGAAAAAGGCGGCGTTGTATTTTAATATCTCTTTGCTTGATTGCTATGAATCCTTACTGAACCTGTTTCTTGAAGAGACGGGCGAGGTAATTTTTTGTGAGGTAAAAGGTGAGCACTTGTTTGATGAGGTTTTCTTGTCTAGCTTTCCAATGTCTTTGTCTAAGAAGGATGTCGGTAAAGAATTGGAATGGATATACAAAGAATCGAAAAAGAACGGATTGCTTATGTACGAATCTCATTTCAAATATGCCATGATGCGTTGTAAACGGACTTTGTTTATGAGCCATTTTCCCTGGATGCAATCATTTCGTAATTGGGGAATTGGGTTGAGTGTAGTTTTGGGATCTTTTCTTTTCATAGCGATTGGCCGTATTGCATATAATATGTGTGTGGAGTTTCCTCTTTTGCGCCTGTTATCGATGGAAAGAGCTGGAAAAGCTTATGATCGCAAATTGGTAGAAGTGGCGTTGCAATGTCGTTCGTTTATAGATAATGGTGTGGATGTTTTTGGTAGCCGGATCTTGTTTTTCTGTTTGGCTGTTTTTTTAGTTATCGGAATTGAATACATTGTCGGGAAGTGGAGTGATCGGATATATCGTTAATTAATCGAATTAAATATATACGGATTATAAATATTTTAGCAAACTCATCGATCGAGGAATGGCCAGTGACAATGGGCGGGACCACCCGTCCTGACGAGCGTAAAATTAGAGGCTGTAAATTAAACTGTGCCAGTAAAGAATAAAGTATTAACTTTACTGACACAGTTTAATTAACATCTTTCCAGCCGTTAGTAAAGCTTCTAACTTCTCTACAAACCAAACATACGAGCAAACTGTATGGTCAATTGCTGAAAACCCTCTTCCTCGATTTACTCGCATTTCGCTTTTTAGGGAAAGTTTGAGGGTACAAATATCACAACAGCAACCTCCCATTCTTCTTATCCATCACCGCATTGAAAACACTTTTATAGGTCTCATACAACTCCTTCCGGCTTTCCGGCCCCGGCCAGTCGGCGAAAGACTCTCCGGCGAAGAATTTCCAAGCGAAGATCCGTTTGGCTTTTTCGGACAACCCTAACAGGTCGACCATATCCCGGATATCCTGCATACGTTCCCGGATATACTCGGTACGGTCAATACTATCATCGGGCTCATCAATAATGTTCAGTCTTCGCCAATCCACATTCTCATCTACCGGGATAGGCTTGTATTTATGCCGGTAGGGAGACGTGTCCGAGGTAACGTTCAGCTTTATCATTTGCAGGATATACCAGTCAAGTTCGGTATATTTACCTTGCTTGGCTTCCATAAGCCGGGAGAGGTGTTCCAGAGGCTTTTGAAGTAGCATACACATTACCTCGTTCAATACGTCAATAGCTTCACTACTCATTCCGGCAAGTGAGCAGTGATACTTAGCGTAATCCAGCCACCTGTCGTAACGTTTCTCAATATATTTATTCAATGCCTCACTTGCCATAGTTGTCTTTATTTGATATATTTGTCGCAGGTTGTAATGGGGTGGCGCTGTGAGGCGCTGCCTTTTTATTTATTCTCTTTGTTAGTCTTTATCTCTCGCTATAAAAATGTTATCTTTAGCCTTCTTTTTTATTCTTAGCCCAATCGATAATGTATTCAATACCTGCGTTGAATCCTTTGCTGTAACCATCTTTATATTCATGATTTGATATTCCATGATAGTAAGCCGAGCCGAAGCACAAGGCGAAACCAATTGCTATCAATACCATCCCTGTTCCAAAGTATGGATAAACTAGGGATATATGGAATGGCTTGAACTGGATCGATATTCCAGACGTGAGAATGAATATTAGCGAGATCATTCCGATTATTAACAATGATATTTTAAGCATCTGAACCTCCTTTGTTTACATTGTGCGACATATTCTTTAATCTTGTTTGACTTTTATAATCCTTACATCCATAAGCGGCGAGATTAATGGCGTGCGTACCTATTCCTTGTCCGGAGAAGCATGGATAACGGATACATCTTACGCATTTCCTTCGTGGATATTTATTAGCGTCCTCCCGTTCTTTCAAGCGGTTGATCCCTATGTATTCCTCTGCCATGATTATTCCTCCTCCTCGGTCTCGTCGAATATCCGGGCCATCATATCGACGATGTTTGTTTGTATATTGTCCTCCGCACCAAGCACGGCGTTGCTTATATGCTTTTTCTCCTCGATGATCCTGTAGAGCTTCTGGTCGATGGTCTTGCGGCCAAGCAGGTAATAGCAATTCACGGAGTCCTTTTGGCCGATACGATGTGCCCGGCTCTCGGCTTGGTCGCAATCTGCGTATGTCCACGGTAGCTCGATAAAAGCGACATTGCTTGACGCTGTCAACGTGATACCCGCCGCCGCAGCCTTGATGGAGCAGATGATGACGTCCGTTTTGGGATTCCGTTGGAAAGCGTCTATGGCCGCTTGCTTTTGTTGCATATCTTGCCGTCCGGTGACACACACCGCCGAGGGAAACGCCTGTAGGAGCCGGTCTACGATCTCATGCAGGTTGCAGAAGAGGATGATCTTCTTTCCGTTCTCCCGAAAATCCTTCACGAAATCGATCACCTCTCTCAACTTACCCCGGGCCGTTATGTCCTTCAATATGCCGATTCGTACCATGACCTCGCCTTTCAGCGATTTTTGTACCTTCTCATCGTCGGCCTCCTTGTATCGTCTCAGATAATCCACCAAGTCACGCTCGGCGTCTTGGTATTCCTTGCGGTTGGTGATCTCGCAGGTCACGATCTGCCGTACCTTGTCGGGTAATTGAGTCAGTACCTTGGATTTTTCCCTCCGGAAGAAACAATGCTTCCAGAGCATGAAATTGAGCTCTTTCAAGTTCGAGGCCCCGTGCGGCCCGGAGCAATAGCGGCTCGTGAAATATTTCCAGCCTCCGAGATCGTTCATCCGGTCCATGATAGCGAGTTGGCATATAAGGTCGTTGGGCTTGTTTACGACAGGGGTACCGGTCAACAGGATGATCCACTCTTTCCCGGCGGTGATACCCTTGCAAAACTTGCTTTGCTGGGTAGCCGTTGATTTTACCTTATGGGATTCGTCAATGATCACGCTCTTGAACAACTTGATCGTATTATGGAACTCTACGTCTTTCAGCGTCCATTTCTCCGATTTGTTGATTCGGCGTACGAAATACTTCCGTAGGCTCTCGTAGTTCACGATGAACACATGGTTCATGCCCGTTTGCCAGAAGAATGGCCATGAGGTTCGTACCGAATCGGTCAATACCATGGCTTTCTTGTCCGTGAACTTGTGCCATTCACGTTGCCAGTTGATCTTGACCGTATTGGGGCAGATAACGAGACAGGGGAAAGCGCCGGCCTTGTTGATTGTGGCGATACTCTCAAGTGTATTGTGCGTTACAATATAATTATTTGTCAGATACAAATGATCCGGAGCGGTTACGCTTATACATACGGAATCTTCCTCTCTAATATATTCGATAGACGAGATATACCGTGAACAATAGTTTGTTTTTTTGATGTCCCATTCGGCGGCTTTCCGTTCAAGATAGAATGGGCAAACCTTGATCCTCACGTTTACTTGAAATTCCACGCCTTTACCCTCGTTTTGCCTATCGTATCTGCGTATGATCGCCTGTCCTCCAAGGGAACGTACCAAAAGGGCAATGTCACGCGCCATGCCATAGGAAAGGGTGCTGTAGGTGATCCTGTTTCTCTTTCCTGATCCATCCGTATCCATCAAACCGCGTAAGAGGTTGATGCGTTGCTCTACCGATCCGTGCATGTATTCGTATGGTATGAATTTCTCTACACTTGGTTTGTCAGCTTTGAGTCGTTTGATCTCTTGGTAAAATCGATTTTCGTGGACTGTCGGATTCTTTGTGATGTTGTATCGCGGGCATGTGGCGTAATCGTCCCGTACCAACAGCATATCGCTAGGTAAGAGTTTTCTTACCCTGTCGGCAATAGCCGCATCCATGTCCGGTGTAGAGAAAGACAGGCGCCCATTGCCATTGCAAAGGTGGCCGTCTCCCAAAAGTACCCCCATGATGTAAGGATGAATGATGTATAATCTCTCCTTGTACTTCACAGGTTCACACATTGGGATTTCCCATTTCCGTCTTGTATGGTTATGGCCAAAACCTTTTAGGTTGTAGGTCACGCCGGAATCCATGATCTCCTGTGTTGTCTTGGTGATCCATCCTTTCCCCTTTCTTCTACGGTTGGCATCCCGGACACACCATAGATGCTCTGGGCCGCATTCACAGGATACGCCATCAGAGAACGTCACTTTGAACACGCGGCGTTCTTTTTGCGGGTACACGCCACTTACGGTATATACATTTCCGTCCCTGCCGAATATCTCGTCCCCAATTTGTAATTCTCCAATCCTCCTAAAACTGTTTGGAGTAGCCACGTAACTACTGACTGGTTGTTGTTTGCCAAGTCCCATGTCGTCCCCATTGATAAACCGTTTTAGTTGTAAGCCTCGTGCGATTCCTTGCAGTTGATAGGGGTAAGGTTGTATCTTTAGGCCATGATCCTCGTCCAACTCGGGCATGTCCGGTATTTGATAGGCTATGTCCTCGTCGGTCTTAGACTCGTTCCCTCCCCAGTTGACGGGTTCGAAGTGCCTCACGTAATAGGTGAGCTGGTCTAGCTCCGCCTTGCACTTATTGTTGGCCGGGATCATCCACGCTCCGGTAGACTTGTCCCACCAGCGGACGCTGACGGCTGTCTTTAGCTTGTCAACGACCTGCTGGCGGTACCTGTCAAACCTTACCGCGTAGCATTGTCCCTTTTCCGTGTTTTGTAAAGTGATTTGCATAACGGTTGTTTTTATTATTGGTTAGGCGAACTCGTCGAAGGCTTTCACCTCCTCGGCGATCTCCTTGATCTGCTCTTTTTTCTTCCGTCCCCGTTTCTTTGGCTTCTCTTCCTTCTCGCCCGTGATATCCGATTCCTCCGGGGTATCGAAATCGAAGGATTCTTGCTTGATGCCATATTTACCTTCGAACAGATAAGCGTCCACCTCGTAACTACATCTACCGATAGCCTCTTTCAACTCGGCTCCGTAAAGGTACCCGTCACCGGACTCGTCCTCATATTTGGTGAACGGGACGGAGAGGTTAAGGATCTGCCCGCTTTTCAGGAGCTTTTGCGCTTGGATTGATACGCCGGCTGATTCATCATTACCGCCTTTACTGTATCCGGTGACGATGATATTCTTTAGCTTCTCGTTCAAGTCATCGTCGGAGGGATTGGCGACATTGACCAATGTAGCCTCGTGCATCTCACAGATTTTCACTACGTGTGGCTTAAGCCGGTTCAACGCGTACAGTAGATCGGGGTGGATAAACTGCTCCGATTCCTTTAGGATGTTGTTCTTGTAGTTCGCTTCCACGAACTTTTCCGTATACTCCGCCGTGAGCTGGTTGTTCTTGATCTTTACTTTCTGGATCTCGTACACGGGTTGCTCTTTTACTAATTCTTCCATGTTCTTTTAAAATTTAGGATTGTTATAACTCTGAGGCGCTAAGGCCATTTCAGCTTTCGCCTTGCTAATTATCGTGCGACACCATTCCAATTGGTGGGTCGCGGTACGGTTCAATCTATCACACCAGTCGACTAGGTATTGCTCATCCTTGCACAGGCTGTCGATGATAGCGTTTATGGCCTTTGAGGTCGCTCCGGCCCGTGAAGCGGTTTCCCGTAATGTGTCGAATACTTCCGATTTCTTTTTCACGTTCAGATGGTATTTGGCATCTGCTAACAGTTTCCCGGTCCGGGCGATATAGACGGCAAGGTCGTTTCCACGTAGGACAGCTTCTTGTACGTCTTCGCTCATTGTGATATTCAGGAAGGCATCTATGGCGGCCAGTTCCTCGGATATCTTGTCTGTCGGTGTGATATTGAGATTCATGATTTTTATTTTAAGATATAATCGTTGCCACAGTTGCCGCAATGATATACGTTGAATGTATCTCCCGTATGCGTCTGTAATTTCTTTACGAGTACGGGAGCTCCGCATATAGGGCATTTCTTTACCAGCCTGTACTTTAGCCAGCCGATTAGGATTAAAATTAGATTCTTCATACTATTAGCTTATTAGCATCCACCACCGGAAGGCTAGTTCCTCGTATTTCTCTTTCCCTTTCC